AATGATGGAATATTGGCTTGATTGCAAAAATAAGATACTTTAGGAATTCTTTTAATAGAAAACTTAAACCCAGTGGGTGATAAAAAATTTCTATTATCTATAGGAGTTGTTCTTGCAGTTGCATACGTATAGGTCATTACTCAGTTACTACTGTGCTATTTGCCCACCACTTTGGTCTGTAAGTAACACCATTTCTTGTCTCAGTAGTAGCTGCCTGAGCATCAGCATCTGATTTGTTACTATACTGTTGACGATCAGCATATTTATTAGTCCAGGTATTATTACCTTTCCAATAAACATCGCCAGTATTTAATGTTGCTGGAGTTTTAATATGATAAGGCATTTTTCTATTTTTTAAATATTTAGGCCTTATTTATCCTCATTTCTCATATCATCATGCAACCTATCAGTAGCATCTCTTTTAATTTGTTCTTCTAATTTTGCTTTAGCAGCTGTAACCCCAGCAAGTCTTTCTTCTAAAGTATCTTGCCAAAAGTTATACATCTTAAGTTTCCACTTACGACGATCTTCTGTACTCATTTTCTTACCGCAAATCATTTATTTTTAAACGCAGGTCTCCTCAAATATTTATTTCCTATAATGATTGGAATACCAACTATTATCAGGAGAAATACAAAAAACCCTATTTCTGTTATGAAACTATCAATCATTATAAGAAGTTAATCTGGTGCCGTGATATCTTCTAAGTCTGATTTTAGCTCTGCTTCCTTAGCTGCTCTCTCATCCCCTGTCAGACCATTTAACTCCTGCTTTTTTATTTCTAAACGTTGTACTTTTAATTGATTCTCAGTCATATTCCATTTTTTAAATATTTAGACAAAAAAAGACCCTCCCGAAGGAGAGTCTTATAAATTTTAATCGTCAAAAGAAGAATTATTTCTACGATGTTCCTCTGCAGTAAGAGAAACCATAGTTGATACTAATTGAGGATTCTTTCTTGCATAACCTTCACCTAATCTAGCATCAACACTTGTAACCGCATGGTATAAGTATTGATCTGTAAGATATTCTGCCAAATCGTGACCGTCAGAACCGCCTTTGGTTCCAAAATAAGCGCGTGATGTCATGTGTAGTATAATGTCTAAGGACTTCAAAAATATAGCATAAAAAAAGACCCCTGTAAAGGGGTCTTGTGATAAACCTTGTGAATCCTTTGGATCACATGAGGTTCTTGACTGCAACACGTCTGTAGTAGCGGTTGCTGTTGATTCTGAGACGACCCAGACCAGCTGTCGTACCTTCGGCAAATGGGTTGGCGGTAATACCATAACGGGTCTTAAAGCCAATTTTGGGCTGGAAGGAGTTTTCTCCGACAGCGCGTACCATTTGGAGGGGAACGTAAGGACAGTAGAACAGTCCAGCGTCATAAGGTGAGGAACCTTTGTAACCACAAACGTAGTACTGGTTACCAGATGCACTAGCAGCATTGGCTGAAGTGAGGTTAGCAGAATAAGGATCGATGTATACGCGATACTTACCTTGCAGAACACCAGCGAAGGTGTTACCAGTGTCGTCAACGTTGAGGTTGGCGTTAAGTGCAGGAGTATAATCCAGAACACCGGCCATCGTGAGGGCGGATGCAACGTCTGCAGAGCAGAGGATGATGTTGCCCTTCCCGCGACGAGTTCTTTGTGCGATTGCGTTAGCATCGCGCTCGATTTGGAACAGGAGACCCTTGAACTTCTCAACACTCCAGCGACCGTTGGAGTCGATGTCGAGGTCGAAGATACCAGCAGTAGCGGTGTTAGAAACAGCACCTTGCTCAGCAATCTTGTAGATAGTACGGATAACTTCGCGGTTGATTTCAGCGAGGATCTCAGTACTCAAGATGTTAGCAAGTTCTGCTTCAGCGTTAAGACCGTGGATGGCCTTAAGGTCTTGAGCCAGTTCTAAACTGTACTCAGCCTTCAGTGCGCGTGACTTAGCAGTAACAGTGACTTTCTCGATCGAGAATGCCATCTGGTTGAAGGCATTATTCGTAGTGCCATCAAGACGCTCTGCGTCACCAGTTGCCATACCTTCGCCGGTATTATACAACTTGGTGTCAGTAGAAGCAGTACCAACTGGGTTAAGAACGGATGGATTACCACCATTCTGCTGAGTAGTACCCAAACCAACAGGACCATCTGCATAGCCGCCGGTAAGGTCGAAACCAGCATCCTGACCAGAGAATGCGGAATCTGCTTCGTCGTAGAATGCTTCCGTTCCACTTTGTGTGGCGTAACGTGAACGCATTGCGAAGATTAGTCCAGTAGGACCGCTCATCGGTTGAACGCCAGCCAGGTCATAAGCGACCAGGTTAGGCATGGAACGTCTGATCAAGGAGATCAGAACAGGGTCGAAACCAGCAACTGGTGAATCGGCATTAGCACCATAACCAGCATTAGTTGCAGGGTTACCAGTAGGATTACCAGCAGCATTAGCAGCATTGGTAGGTTGCTCCATCAGGCTTAAGCCGCCGTTGGAGAATGCGTTTTCTTCCCTTAAAAATTTTTCTTGGTTTTCTAGCAGGACTGCGGTAACAGATCTCTTATGCGAATCTTCGATTTTATCGAGACCCTCATAGTCGAGAAGTGGTGCCCACTTTTCCTGCAGATGCTCAGATTGGAACATTTGCGTTTACCTTAATTGTGTTTATGTTTGAATTAATATTAAATTCAGTTATTTGCTAAAAGAAGAAAGTGTCTTCAGATATCCGGCCATAGAACCTGATACCTCAGCATCAGAATTGTCTACACCTTCAGAAAGAGTTTCTGTTCTAGCAGTCGAAGGCTTAGAAGTAGAAGCGAAATACGATTCCTTCAAAGTCTCCAGTTTTTCACGATATTCTTCTTCACTTTCAAACTCTACACTTTCGGCAAGTGATGCAAGCTTCTCTTTCTGGGTGGCAGCAAGGCCATCAGAAACAGAATCAAGAATACCATCAGCAACTGACTCAGCGAGTCTCTTATTTAAACCGATGTTCTTCTCAATTTGCTCATTGAGCTTGGTTTCCATATCATCTAGTTTTTCTACCATACTCTCAAGTACATCATACTTATCTTCAGGGATTGATACATAATGTTCTTCAAATAGTGACTTCATACCTTCTAGGAAGGATTCAGTCATTTCTGTTTTGAGTCCATTCTCGATTGCCAGTGAGTTCTCTTCAAACCACTCATCTGCAACATATTCGAGATAAGAATCAACACGCTCAGCAAGTTCTGCCTTAGCTTCTTCTACTTGCTCGGCAAGTTTACCAGCGTATTCTTCCTCTAGTGACTCCTTAATTGAGGTAACTTTTGAGTTGATAGCAGCCTCAAAAATGGTTTTTGCTTTTGCTTTGAAGTCTTCGGAAAGTTCTTCACCACCAAGTAATGCATTGACATCTTCTTCCATGTCATACTCGGGAACTTCAGCAACAACATCCTCTTCAACTACCTCATCGGTAACTTCGGGTGTTTCTTCTAAAGTAGCTTCGGTGTCCATCTCTTCCTCTTCTTTTTGCATTGGCATTGCAGGCTTAGCACCTTTGTTAACTACATCCTTAACTTGCTTAAGAGTCTTACCGGGTGTACTTAACTTAGCAGAATCATCATCTGCTTTATAGTTATCAGGAGTCGGACCTCCCAAATCTTCCCATTTAGCAGTCTGACCTGGTGTGCTGCCGTCAGGCTCACTTTCTAATGGCATCCCTTTTGCTGCATTAGCATTCACGGGGCCTTTAGATTGCTTAGTGCCTACTTCCATTTCTTGTAGTTGTTTGCCACTCGACATTGTAACTCTCCGTTTACCTGAACGTATTTAAACCTATTTTTATTTAGAAGTTTTATAAGTTTGATAAGAAATCATTAAATAAATCCAACTTTTTCTCATCAAGTTGTTTTTGATCAACCAAAGTATTGATGGTTGCATAGGTCTTTTCTGCGAACTTCTCACGCAGAATACCTCCATCCCATACCCAATCTTTTCCTTCCATAATACCTTCAACAAATGCATCAGGAGCAGAAGGATCAGCAACGATATCAGCAGCAGTTGCTAACATAAAATCATCACCGACAACATTAAATCCTTCACGGGTTGGTTTTAGTGAACCAATACCACGGGAAGAAACACCAAGTTTTACACCTTCTTCAATAAGTGAAGATGCAATCTTACCCATTGGCGTACCAAGAATCTTAGCTTTACCAATGAAATTAGAACCATTCTCTTTTAAAGAGACAATCTTATGTGATACTCTATCCAGATTAACAGTAGGACCATCTGGATGACCTAATTCACCAAGTGCTCTACCGGATTGAATGTGATTCTCACTATAACGTGAAACTTCTTTCCGAAGAGTTTCCATTGGATACATCCGACCATTACGGTTCTTGATGTTTCCTTGGAGGAAGACTCCCTCAATATACATCGACTTCTTGCCGTTACGATTTTCGACTAGAAATTCGACTGATTCGATTTCTTCTCTAATGAGTTTCATTTAGGCGTCCCCTGTAACTTGAACTTGTTGAACATAAAGAGCTCCAGTTGAACCTGGAGTAATTGCAGCAACTTCAAAAGTTGATCTAAGTTCTCCCCACGCCGCATTAAAAGCAGTAACAATACCAGAAGAATTATAAGTTACAACAAGACGAGTATTGTTATACCCATTAAATCCTGTAGTATTATCAACAGATTCAACTATCTTACTAGTAAAATCATAATAACTTTGACCAACAACAGTCAGAGAAACAGTATCTCCTACTGCAAATGGTGCTCCAGTTCCTTCTGGAAAAATAATAGTAGTAGTAGTTCCTGTAGTAACTCCAACTACTCTTTGAGAAGATGGTCTTCCACAACTAAGAGTTGCTTCTCCATCTGTCTTTATATAAAAATCAGCGGTTGTTGCTGTAACAGATGTACCTATACCAACATGGCACGATGTACCCACAGATACTAATCTAACATATTCTGATTGTTGTGAAAAAGGGCTAGATTTGGCAGAAGAACCGCTTACGGCAATCTTTTGACAATCTCCTACTGGTTTAAGTGCCATTATAGATATAA